TATATATATATATATATAAATACAAACAGTCATTTTGGTTTGTATTTGTATTTAATATATAAAACTCTCTCAAGGGTTAAAACATGTTTTTAACAAAAACCGGTTGCGCCTAAGGGAGAGTAAGGCTTAACCCTATAGCGCAACCAAGTGCAAACCAAGCGCAACCGTATAGTTGCGCTTTTCCACTTATCCCCATTATTGTCAATAGACTTCGTCGTCAAAGCGCATCCCCCATTTATCTCCTATTTTCACGAAGTGCTTGTCTTTATGTTTACTTAGAACCGCTCTAACATTGCCAGGACTTAGATCAAACTCTTCCGCTATTTCCTTAATCGTTTTAGACCCGTTTATTAGAAGAAAATTTTTAATACGCTGATATACATCAATGTGTTTTTCAAAATCTTCATATCCTGATACATCCATAATATCTTGCTTTGAAATTTTCACTCCTTTATCAAAAGATATTTTTAAACTTTTAGGCAAAAGTAATTTCCCAAGGTTATTCTTCTTGTGCAGTAACAGCAGGTCAAAAGCATTATCTCCCGCGTCCTGCTGTTTTTTCAATTCAAATATACTTCTGGCCATATTTGTAAAATAAACACTTCCAAAAGGAGTTGTTTTTTTATCTCCCAGGTTTTTAGCCGTGTGAGTAATCAACAAGCTTGTTACGTTTAACTGTCGCAGGGCACTGAAAAAATTAATAGCCGTTGCTGCTTCTAGCAGGTTTCCTTTTGCGGTAGATGCTCCAATGCTGTCTAGAATTACAAAATCAACATTGTTTTCGACGATAATCTCTTGTATGTTGCCTACATCATCAATCAAAGGCAGTGAGCACTGGCGATACAGAACAGATAATCTTTCCTCTGTATTCCAACCGTTACCTATGTTCTCAAGCCTATGTGCTATATCCGAATCATCGCTTTCGTAATCCAGATATAAAGGCACTGCCTTTTGAGGATTCATACCTAAAGGATTTCCTTTAATCTCATATTTACAAATTAAGGCTAAAGTTAGTGCCAGGTATGATTTAAAAGTACCCCCCTCGCCATATAGAACCGTTGGCTTACCCTTAACTAAAAACGGCTCTAGGAGATATTCAATTTCATTGTTTTGCGTATTACGTTCTACAAGAATAGCAGGAGTACCTTTTCGATACTCCGCTATCGCTATAACAGACATTTGCTCGATAATTTTAAGCCAGTCGGCACTACCCCATTGGGCTTCTAAGGATTTAATTAACTCTTTTTTTGTCCTGGAAGAAATTAGGTTTAATTGAGCTTGATGAATATGTTTAACAACCCCGTTCAGGTTACCTTTTATAAGCAACTCTGCGGTAATTCTACCGTCGGAGTGTTCTCGTATTCGGGATACGAAAATATAAATACCTTCTGCCTCCCAATAAAATTCTTGTTTATCTGAAGATAGCTTTTTATGAGCAGGTAGGGACATTTAAAGATCAAATCCTTTGTTTTGAATATTTAGTTTCCTAGTTAATTGATTGGTTGGCATAATATTAATTTCTTTTCTTGCCTCTTTTGTTTGCTGGTAACTTAATTGAAAGCTTTTCCACTCATTCAGTAAGTTTTCTAATACGATATGGTTTTCTTTTAGTTCACGTAAAATTTCCGACAGTATCCCTATTTCTGAATTACCCTTTTCGCCAGAATTTCTTGGCGTCAGGCCAATATCATTATAATGATCTAACCAGGCGGGAGAACAAGGAAAATCAATGTAGTCTTTATACATAATTAACCTCCTCGGTATCAAAAAGTGTCAGCTGTTCAATATTGCTTTGAGCCCGTTGCAAATTTTTGACTGCCTGTTTCCAATAACTATGTTTCAACTCGATACCTATATGCCGGCGACCAGTTTTGATTGCAATATAGCCGGTTGATCCAATCCCATCGAAAGGATCGAGCACAATATCGCCTTTGTTTGTCCAAAGTTGTATTGCCCTTTCAATTACCTGAAGTTGTAAAGGACAAATATGACGCTCGTCTTCCTGTTCCCGTACCGATTCTTTTTGAAGAGTATTTGATTGATTAATATCCATCCATACAGGACTTGCGTAGCGTCGCCATACGTGATGCGAATAAACCGGATCAATTTTAGACATTGATATTGTTCTGTGTTTACGGCTGTCTTTAAGTGTTGGTTCTATTTTTGGAGCTTTTGGTTCGCTTTCTCCTATGAATTCATTAAAGCCATTAGGATGAGATATCGGCTCAAGATTTTCTCCAGGTTTACGGACAGTAATAAGATAATCAGGTAAACCTTGCCGACACATAACCGAATCTTTTACTATTTGTTTATGCATTAATCCTAGTGCTTTTGTTCTTGTAGCTTCAATTAAAGGATCTTTCCAAATCACCACTCTGGAATGATATATAAAGCCCTCGTTTTGGAATAATCTTAATAAATCACCCGGAAAATCCTTGAGGCCAATATATCCATCTCGTTCTTTCATAGCCGGAATGTCCATACAATGAAAAGTTAATAATCTCCCTGGCATTATTACTCGATATAGTTCTTTTGTTAAAAATCTAAAATGATCCATAAATTCCTTTTCCTCCCGACAATTCCCCATATCTCTATTACTATTTGAGTATGTATATAAACTTGCAAATGGAGGACTAAAGATTGAATAATGAATTGAATTATCTGAAATGTTTTTAATAACATCTACACAATCACCTAGATGAATTTCCCAATTAGTACCCTTAGCAACATCAGTAGCGTATTCAGATATTTCACGCGAAGTCCTTTTAATATTTTTCTTAGTGATTTCTTGAGTTGCACTTATCATTCCCTGTATCATCTCCTTAAATTCTTTTTCTTTACGTTTGATGTTTTCTACAATAGCACCTTCGGATTCGGAAACCACTATATAAACATCAACGGGCTTTTTCTGTCCGAATCGCCAACATCGCCGAATGGCTTGAAACCACGATTCAAAAGAGTGATCTAACCCACAGAAAATCTGCTTAGAGCAGTGTTGCCAATTCATACCATGTCCAGAAATACTTGCCTTACTAATCAGTTTTTGAAACTTATTCTCGCTAAAATCTAATAAAGATTGCTCCTTATATTCAGACGAATGACTTCCTCTAATTTCAACAGCCCCATCTACGATTTTACTAAGCAATTCTGATTCATCATTTAGATAACACCAAATAATACACGGCTCATCGAGTGAATTTGCTATCTTTGCACAAGCATTCACTCGATCGATTAAACTATTTCTTTTAGCCTTCCTTTGATCGTTTAATGTCAATGCCTCCACCGCAAAAAGAGATCCCTCCGGTGGTTTATCAACTTTAACCGTAACTTGTTGAATATTAAGCGGTGGTAAGTTAAAATCATTATTGTCATAACCTAAATCGGATGGATTTTCCATCATCACTGCCCAGGAAGCAACCCATTCCCAAAATTCATTTTTCGAGTGGCCTTTTAATCTCCATTGACTTGTCCTACCACCATCATGGACAAAAAACATAGATAGCATTTCGCGGTAGCTCATCACACCTAAAAATTCGGCATGATTACCCAATTCCATGTAATCATTTGGAGCTGGTGTAGCAGTACAAGCCAATTTATAAGGAGTATTACCGAAAGATTCGATAATGGCGTTACGGGTTTGAGAATTGAAAGATTTCAGTATTCCCGACTCGTCGAGTACAACACCAACAAATTTATTGGCATCGAATAAATGGATTCTTTCGTAGTTTGTAATGTTTATTCCAGGTTTTACGTCTTGTTGGTTGCGACAAAGATGAACTTCAATTCCGAACTTCCTGCCTTCTCTAACTGTTTGATGGCTGACAGCTAGAGGAGCAAGGATAATAATATTTCCTCCGGTATGTTGTTGAACGTGTTTACTCCACTCCAGGCTTTGAAAAGTTTTCCCCAATCCAGTTCCCTCAAACAAAGCAGCCTTTCCTTTCCGTAAGGCCCAGAGTGTAACGTCTATTTGGAAGGGAAACAGCTTACTATTAATCTGCTCCTTCGGTACATCAAATCCAGTGGGATTAGTTGTTATATGTTTTGTTTCAAGAAAATTATTGTAATCCATATTTACCTCCTTTGTATTACTTCGCCAACCAAGGGTACTCGGTTTTTAAGCAGGTGGCGAAAGGGCAAGAGCCTTCAAACCAAACGTCTTTAGTGGGAATCTTACTCATGCTACATAAACCTCCTTTTTTATTTCATTGACCATAATTTCACCAAGAGTATTGACGGCTTTTTTGTAGGATAGGAAGGCGTCATATTCGTTAATGAATAAACCGAGGTGTTTTTTTCTACCATCAATATTTATATTCGCTTGCCATTTACTACTACTCTTATTCCAACAAACTCCTGGAAAAATAGACGACGTTTTTTCATGACGGTTTTGGCCGTTTTGTCTTATAGTCACAATTCTTAAGTTCTTTTTTTGATTATCTAAACCATCGCCTGAAATGTGGTCAGTATCTCCTGGCTTTCCTGTAATACCTAGTATCTGGCGGTGCATAAGAACATGAGTAGAGTAACCGTTTTCTCTTTCAAATTTAGTCGACCACCGCATAGCGTAAAAAGTATTACCAATTTTTTTGGCGTACCATTTATGTTTACTTATTTCCTCGAAATCCTCATCATCCACCAACGCTACTTTCCCCTGGGTTAACTGTATTTCTCTCACGCTATCTCTACCTCCTTCCCTGTAAGTCTTTGTATCTGCACTTTTGCCTCTTTTTTATCCAAATTACCTTCTGAGCCATGCAGCAAATAAATCTTTTCCACCTTACTCAAGTCATTCGCCCGAAGAAAATCCAGTGCTGTTTGCAAGCTCATGTGGGAGTGTATAATCCTGTTTTTTAGTTCAACCGCCAGCGTCCCGTTGGTCACGTTCTCATTAATAATATTTGCGTCGTAATTACAACCTAGTAAAACATGCGATAGTTCTGTAAACCTATATTTGCAATAAACACTATCGGTAAGAAAAAGGACTTTATATCCTTGTTGGCATAACAGAAAACCCAGGCATGGAACATCGTGTACAGCGTCAAACGGAAGAATAGTCCACGATCCTATCTGTATCTGTTTTAAAGCTTCCACGATGTGCACTCTGTGGCCGGTTAAGCCTAGGGCCTCAATAGTATCGGAACTCATATAGCAGTCTATTCCAGCTTTAAGTAAAGCTGGTACTGCCCTACAATGATCTTTGTGGATATGGCTCACAAGACAGGCAGACAGACTTGATGTTTTAAAATCAAGTTTCTGCTGTATCTTCTTAAAAGGTATCCCGCACTCCAAAAGAAGAGGACTGCTACCGGCGGCAGTCATCCGGTAGCAGTTACCATTTGAACCATTCGCAAGTATTTCTATGTCTAGCATATATTCAACCTCACATACCTAATCTAATTCTTCCCTTCTCAGTGAAGAAATTTCATAATTTCACCTCTTTTTTTGAAATTCTAGCAATCTCCCTAAAACGGGCATCCATCATCTGTTTCTTTTACGGTATCTGTCACAGAATTAGCTTCTGCTGTATACATTTCTTCCGCCTTTAAAAGCAGTTTTTTAATTCTTTTGTTGATTGCCGGCCATGCTTTATCATCTATTTCTTTCACAGAATTAACCTTATATCCTTCGTAAAGAATATTTTTGATGATATCTTTGAATTTTTCTAAGTTATATTCTTTTTGATCAGCATAGGCCTTTATTTTTTCAATAACCTGGTTTTTCTCCGGTTTGTCCTTTTGTGTTTCCATTTTATTTGTTTCTAGTATTTCTGGCTCATCAATTACCTTCACGTCAATAAATTCTTGATTAGCATTTTCTGCTATATCCTGCTCCACTTCAATTTCTTCTGAACGATGGACTGATTTTAATAAAATAGCATCGTTACTAGAGTTAATTATAGGTTTACAGAGTTTGTTAATTACTGTCCTCTTGCACATTTCGGCCGTAAATTTTCCATGTGTACTCTCTTCTTTAACGTTCCCCTTTTCGTCTATAGGCTTGATTTTGCTTTGCTTCCAGGACTGTTTAATTTGCTCCATAGTCATAATTTCCGTTGTTCGGATACTACCATCCTGATTAATAACCATAGCATAAGCAGCCTTTATTTTTTTCTTGTCCACATTTTCAAGCTGTTGCTCATGCTCTGTTATAATCTTATTACCTCTTTCTATGCGATACTTCAGTGTATCGTCTTCGTAAACCACTTCAGCCACAATATCCGCAATGGTCGGGTCTACCGTTTTTGCCACTACCATTGTTCCAAAGTAACTTTTCGTACATGTTAATCGGTTTCCATAGGGAATAAAGTAACATTGGTCTTTAACAGGATTTAGTCCTTGGATGACCATGTCGTACAGGGTATTATAGATAGATATTTTAGTACAGCTTGACAAGACAGGTTTTTCATTATGAAAGGTTTCTTGCAAGATCAGCCATGCGCTTTGTAATGCATTTGATACCGAATAATTCACCGGTAAATTTAATTTATCGCGGTTCATGTTCACGTCTAAGGCCACCGAATCAACAGTCTCTTTTTTCATTGTCGCTAAATTAGCAGATAAACTGGTACTATCCATCACTCGCATTTGTTGTTTTTGTTCGGGCATTAATTATTTCCTCCTTTATTTTTCAGCAGTTTTCTCCGTAACTTCTTTGTCGGTTTCTAATTTTGTAATACGCTTTTGCAACTCAAAAAAAGCGTCCCACAATTTATCGTTTTCTTTCACTGCGCATTCCAGTAAATACACTTTGTCTTCCATGTTTTCTAAAAAAATTCCGATACGCTTGCTTGTACCACCTATCACTTCACTTAAACTTTCCATTAAATCACATCCTTTTTGATCTGCGTTTCCAGCCAGTTCCCGTATGCTTTCACTACATTACCCAGGCCCAGAACAGTACTCCAATTATCAGTGATGCCATAGTATACATAAGTACCACCAGAGGAATGCATTTCCAGGGATTCCACCGCATCCGGGGCTTCAGCGCCTGCCGGATGGCCTCGTCATTCACCTTCATTTCCTAAACACCCCCTCTAATTCAGCCGTTGCAGCCATTGCTCGCCTGCGCAACTGGCGTAGCGGCCTATTATGTGCCGTTTTCAATTTCAACGCGTAATTTCGTATCTTTTTTTGATACATATAAGTTTATGATCTGGTTTTTCACCTCCGGTATTTCAACTGTGGACTCTACGTGTTATCGCACCAGATAGGCGGGTAAAAATTGTAATTTTACGCAAAGCACAGAAATAATATCAAGTCCGACCTGAATCCTTCCCGCCGAGTTCATGCTTCCAAAGGGCACCCCGTTCAGCGTTACATCGCAGCACTCCGAAATTCCAGAATTAATTTGATTCTCAAAAAGGCGAAATTCCGCTAATTTAAATCGACTGTTGAGTTTTTTCCTCTAGCATCCGAACCTTGATCCGGATAAATTCCTCTGTGAGACGGAGTTCACCTTCAAGTTTTTCAAACTCGGCAGCCATCACCCTTTCTTGCTGCTTCAATTCGTCTATTCGTACCTGCCCTTTCTCCTGACGGTCCACGCTGTCCAACATATCTTTCAGTGCGCTGATTTCGTTTTCAAGCAGGCCTATTTCAGCTTCGACTACTGTTACCCGTCCTTCTCTTTCGCCGGTTGCAAGTTCAGAAATCTGTTTTTCTAAAGACTCCTTTTTGTTCGTAATCGCCTGCAACGCCCTGATATATTCAGGGTCTTCGCTGGTGGGTGGGTTGTTTATTTGCTCCTGCAAAACACCGGCTTCTACTTGTGCGTCCGCAATAAACTTCTTTAGCCCGGTGGCTTCTCTTTCCAACTTTTCGTTTGAAGACTGCAGCCCCTCGACTGCAAGCCGACGCTTCTTGCCTTCAGCCGATATTTTCTCAAGCTCTTCGGCTTTCCCCAAGTTAAAAGCCGCTACTGCATTCTCACACGCCTGTGCAAGGTTCTCTTCCGGTAAATCCTGTCCGCAAGCAGGGCAAACAGATTCCGGGCTATATTCAATTTGCCGGCTGTTTACGGTGTACCATTCCTCCCGCAGTCTCGTGATACTTGTTTCGTTTTCATCTATCCCTGCTTGGTTCTGTGCTAGAGCGAAACTCGTTTGTCTTAGTTCGGACGACCACTTGTCTATATTGACATAAAGAGCCTGTAGATCCGCACGCAAAGCCTGTATTTTGCTTTCCTGCGCCAGGCGATATTTGTTTCGGATGTATAACAACCCGGCTTCCGCTTCGCGCAAAGCTTTAGTTTTCTCGGCCACCTGTCCGCCAGCCTGAATGCGAACAACCTCCTGGTTCTTTTCGGTGAGTCTGGTTTTTAATACGGTTATTTTGTTTGCAACCTCGCTGGGGAACACCCCGGAAACGTCTGGCAGGCTTCGAAAAACTTCATCGATACGTATCGGAATTTTTTCTAATTCCTGGTTGATTTCCGTTCGCCTGCCCATAATAACCTTACGATGGTCTTCTAGTTTCCGGTTTTTTAGAATAGCGGGAAGTTTTGCTAATGAAGAGTCGGAAGTGATAACGTCCTCGTCGGAAATATCGCCGCAGATGGAAAAAAGAATTTCACGGCGTTTCTGCCAGTGTAGTTGAGTGTTGAAAAAAAGCGGATTGGTGAGGAGTTTGAATATGTTCTCATCACATAGTCCGGCAATGCGGGATGCATACTCGGTTTTCTTCACAGGGACACCGTCAATAAAGTATTCCGTGGTATGCCCGGTAAATACTTCCTTCGCTGAACCACGCTTTTTTTGCCACATTTCAGCATAGGACTTCTTAATCGTCACAACACTATCGCCGGCAGGTACAAGATCTGCTTCAACAGAATGTTCCAGGCCGTGCAAAGGTTGCCCGGTTGCGTCCAATGTTTTTATCTCGAAGTCAGCCTTTCCTTGGCTGTCCTTGTTGAACAGTAGCCAAAGAAACGCATCGTAAAGCGTAGTCTTAAACGTAGCGTTATCTCCATAGATATTACAGTTATTGCCTTGAACATCCAGAACAAAGGAGCGGCAACCCTTGAAATTTTTGAGAGACAGTTTCAGAAGACGCATATCAAACCACATCCTTTCTAAAGTTTGTACTTCCTCCTCAAAACTACCATTCTACTTTTTTTAACGGTGTTCCCTGATTTAAATATTGGGGAGAAAAATATTCTGGTTCTTTGAAACATCCAATTATTCCCTTCTCTCCACCGTCATTGTCCAAAAATGTGAGTGTTTTAAGTGACGAATGAGGAGAACAATAAAAGGTTATCCTGTACCATTCCTTTATCATGGATAGGAAAACACGGTTAACAAACACAAACTTGTTACTTCCTTTCTTTTCGTCAAAATAGGCAAATAAGGCTAATTCAGGAACCTCCTGATAACCGTCATATATCAAATTGGTGTAGTTAACCGGAATTTGTTTTTCACCTCCAACTTCAGCAAAATCCTGAAGAATCTTATCTTTCGCTTGTTCAGTGAGGTTTAAATCATAGGGATAGTTTTTTAGTTCTGGAATCAGATGGTTAGTAAAAACAGATACCCAAATATGAACGTTTCCAATATAGGTACATTCTCCACCATTAAATTTGAAACACTCTTCTTTGTCTTTTTTAAAGATTTTTAACAGGTGTTTCTGGTTTAACATTTTTTCCCTCTTTCTTCCCCTATAAGGGTTAGCCGCTGTTTTATAATGTCACGGGCGTTTTCTTCTTCGTTTTTGTCTCCCTCGATTGGTTCCACATCCTCAAGTCGCCTTTGTAAATATTCCAGCACCTTTTTCATGTTTGGTTCCTCCTTTTCACTTACTGTCAATTGATAACTCGCCGGTTACAAAGCCCCCGGCGGGGCTATTTTACTTCTTGTTGTATGCATCTAATATCTTTTTGTAACTAACCTTACTATAGTCGTATCCCGGCACTGGGGCTAATACTTTGGCCGTGCGTCCATCACATCGGGCATCGCCTGTGGCGAAACAATCTACACAGACAAAGTCTCCAAATTGGTCACATGCACCGTCAACGTTTCGCTGTCCACACAAGACACATCTCATATATTTTTCATCCTCCTTTTCCTATCGTGTAAATTCTGTCGTTACTCCAACCCAATAAATATAAGTTTGGTTCTGACAGATAATGTCTAATTCATGAAGTGCATCTGCTTCAGTTTGGTAAACTCCTAGTGTCTCATAAAGTTCATTGAAACTACTATTGACGCCACCTCTTAATTCATACCTGCCTTCGTCGCTTTGACAAACGAAAAGCACATTTACATTCATTAACAAATTTTTATTCTGGCTTCTAATCCACATTATTATTCATCCTCCTCCTTCCCTTTCTTCTAATATTTTCTTTTCTAAATTTTCTAAGTAACCTAACCTTTTTTTCATACTTAATAAACTTACTTCAATTTCATCCAATGTCTTGTTTAAATTTTCCATTTTATCGCTAATATTGTTTTCTATCTCTTTCCACCTCCTTCCTTAACATTCTTTCTAAAACCTCAATCTCATCGTTTATCTGCTTTACCTGACTTCCCCACTATTTTTTTCCACCAATCCCGTACCTGTTCCCACCGACCGGTAACGGGATTCCGCTTAGAGTCCAACGGGTTCCAGTCGCCCATAACCCCGGTTGGCTGTTTGTCAATAGTTTTTGACATGGTTTTTTCCTCCCTTATTTTTCATAGCGATTTAATAATCCAGGTAACATTTGTTTCCATTGAACGCTACCAAATACATATAGTCCATCTCCACTGTGACTATTCCGTTTTTGTAACTAACAAACTTTCCCGGGCCGGCCGGCGTGAGAATGTATCCGGTAGTCGGATCATAGTTTTCTAACATCGTTTTCACCTCCTATTTTTTACTTACGTACATATTCAATTCTATCATCATTAGAAAGCACGACCGTTACACCGTATGGATATGCAACTTTTTCATAAAACTTCGGTTTTTCGACTGAAACAGGCAATACGTGGCTTTTTTCACAGTCAATTGCCTCTTGGTATTCCTCATATACGCTGTTGCAAAGCTCGCAACGGTATGTTACTAGAGTTTTCATATTTTCACCTCCTTTACAAATTTGGTTAATTCCTCTAAAATATTATCGATATCTTCCGGCAAACCTATTGGCATCCCCTCTCCCACATAGCAACTTGTACAATAGAAGAGACCGTTTTTTGGATTATATGTTCCTTCTTCTCGTACTATAAACTTACTCGGAGATATTCCTTCTACTTTTCCAGCATTTATATATTCCCCTATTTCTTCAGGTCGTTTACCACATTTCGCACACCGGATTATCTTCATTGTTCCAACCTCCTATTTAATCGATCAATAAACGAAAGTCCGGGAAGTCAACGGTTAGCTTTAAAAAATGCCTGAGCAAACCCTGGTGGTGTTATTGCTCTAATTGCTGCCCTGTCTAAACCCAGGTGTTTATACCTTTCCGGGCATTTAGGTTTTGCCCATCCTTTGCCGTTGCCACGCCCATTCGGAAACTGTGTGATAAGTACTGCCGGTCTTTCTTTGACGGTTGGTTTAGGGTTTTTGAAGTATCCCCATAAGTCTGTAGGTTTGATTTGCATATCACCAAATTGCCAATGTTCAAAGGTGTATGCCGGCTTACCTAAAAACTGCCTGAGCAATCCAACCGGATTTTCCATAGCCCAAAATTCTAGTTTTCCTGCAAATCGGCAGCGAAATATAATCTTTAAACAAGCGTCTACGACTTCCATGCCCTGTTCTAAATTTCTTGGCCTGCTTCCTTTTTGCTCGACTGAATTCGGTACAGGGTGGTGCTGCAAGTATTCCGTAGACATTATCCGGCGGAATATAAAGTTTTACGTCGTGTTCCGGAAGAGTAACAACCCTCACATCATACCCAGCTTTTTTGTATGGTTCGCTCCATGCTCCTGTACCTCCGCATAAGTCAAGAATTATTTCAGACATTAAAACTCACCCTTTTTTTAGTTTTTCATTAAAATATAAATTAGTGTCCCGCCCCCGACCATATTCGCCCAAAACAACAATTCAAAAATAAAATTGGATAACCTTGTTCCTAGTGTTTTATACATCGTTTTCACCTCCTTAACATAAAAAAAGAAGAACCTACCTCGCCGCAGTGTCTGCAGAGGGTGGTTCTTCTTTCGTAACTAAATTAATATCTAAATTTAAAGCCGCTAGAACCTTTTCTAGAGCACCTTCTTTGCCCATCTTGTTCCGCCGCTCTATATCACGCAGAGTCGGATATGCTACCCCAGAAAGGACGCTTAATTCTTTCCGGGTTAACCCTTTTTCCTTCCTTGCTTTTTTTATTAGAGTGCCAATTTCACGCATTTTAATCACCTCTAGTTTAGATTTTATACGTAAATTGCGTACTTGTAAAACGCCAAATAAACGCAAATTGCGTATAAAATTAATAATATGACGCAATTATCGCCTATTTACTTAAGAAGAAGGATTTTTTTGATTCATTGGCTATCGAGTAGCGAAGGCCGTCGTTGTCTCCGCCAACCAGATAGCCGAGCGTCAGGATACCTTCGGCCGGGTACTCTTCCCGGGTATAAAGGGTATGAAACCCTCTGCCCGGAAACTCGATTTTCTGGCGACGCTGGAACGCTCGCTCCAGTTTGTTCGGTTCGTAGATAAAATTTTTCATTTCCCTTCCTCGCTTTCTGCCGGTTTAGCCCCCGGCGAGGCTTTTTTTCTTCTAGTCTTCCAGCTCACGGGCAATTTCTTCCAGCTCTACCTCCCGAAGTTTCCACTCGACCGGCAAGCCGTTTGGCTGCATTTTCCAGTATGTGAAGTCTACGGTGGACGGAGAGACGTACTCTCCGTCCACCTCCTCTACCTCTCCCCAACCGTGATGGTTGGAGAGGTCAAACATAACTTCTTTTCTGCTTTCGCCCAGGAGGACATCATCCTCCCGGCCGCTGGGAGTGGTCAGTTCCCATATTTTCAGTATCGGGTTTTCTGCCAGATTCTCTTCCAAATCCTCTCTTGTGTAACTTTGAAATTTCATTTTATTTCCTCCTTTTCTTTCCCTCCTTTTCTGCCGGGTACAAAGCCTCCGGCTGGGCTGTGAATTTTCTACTACTACCAGGTGTGTGTCCAGCTGGTAGAAACAGTTCCGTCCGGTTGCACCGTTTCATAGTGCATATCCGTGCTGCATTCTTCTCTGGAATCACAGCAGGGAGTACTCCATTTCCGCAGGAGTACCGGCCGACCAGTTTCCTTCGCCTCGGCAAAAATCGCTTGCCTAGCAGTCTCTTTTTCCGCTTGCGCCTGTGCCGCAGCCTCTTTTTCGGACGGCCTCTTTTTCGGCCTGAGCCTGTGCCGATACTTGCTCAGCCAGGTATTTTTTCTTCTTGCTCAGGCGTAACTTGCCAAGCCACCGCGCACAAGNCATAGTCAGGCAACAGGGCAAATCTTCTTTATTCTAGCCACGGTTTCCGTGGCTAGAATAAAGATGTAGTTCGCGCAGCCGTACTTCACTTGGTACGGGCGTTCTGCTGTATGTTCCAGTGTCTGAAGAGAATATGTCCGGGTGCCTCCTTCGTCTTCGCTGCAAACCAAATACCGACGAAGGTCTGCAGTGGCCAGATATGCTTCTTTCTCTTCCTCGCTTTTCGCCATGCGTGCCGCGATGATGGCGTCCAGCTCAGCTTCGCGTATTTTCAGCGCTTCGATTATTTCACCCCTCTTCGCCTGGATTTCCTCGATTTGTTTCGGGGTGGGCTTCTTTCCCCGAACTTCTATACATTCCTGCCCGTCTTTGGTGGCCAGTTTCAAGCCGAATTTTTTGATTAATTCTTGTGGTATCATTTTTTCTTACCTCCTTTTCTGCCGGCTTTAGCCCGCCGGCAAGGCAACCAACTGGCCGCATCAGGCGGGAAAATCTCCGTGCTCCTTCAGGCTGTAATAGCAGCCATCTCCTATGATGATGTGGTCCAGTACTGGGATCCCAAGTAGATCTCCAGCCTGTATCATCCTGGCGGTAAGCTGTTTATCTTCCTGGCTTGGAGCAGGATCTCCGCTTGGATGATTATGTGCCAAAATCAACGCATTGGCACTGGCCAGGATTGCGGGTTTAAATACTTCCCGGGGGTGTCCCATGGAGGAATTAAGACTACCAATAGAGACGGTATTAAGCCCTATCGGCTTATTTTTTGTATTTAAGAGAAGCACCACCAGGTGCTCCCTGTCGGTGTTGCCAAGGTATTTTGCGACGATTTCCGCCCCCTTACCCGGCTCGTTCACGCTGTCCCAATCCCCGGCAACACTACTTTCTTTGACGATTTCGCACTTCCAGACTGGGATCTTTTTCATGATATTTCCCTCTCTTTCTGCCGGCTTTAGCCCGCCGGCGGGGCTTTTTTCGGGGCTTTCCTGCCCTCCAGCCTGCCCCCGTTTCCAGGGGCAGAAGCAAGGCGGGGCTAATCTTCTAGTTCGTATCCTGCGATTTCTGCCATCTCGACCGCTTCCTCACGGCTAATTTCTTCATAGCCGCGAGCTTTGTGTTCTTCTCTGGACAGAGGAATGTATGTTCCCCATTCCCCGCCTTCGGTACAAGTGAGGTCGTTTCCCCACTCGAATCCGTTTTGTACGTGCAGTTCAGACAGTTCAGAACCTTTTTTCCAGTATTCCATTTTTCTTTCCTCCTTTTTTTCTTCTATCTATAATATATCATGTGGCAAGCAGGTTGTCAAGTGTTTTTCAAAACTTTTTTTATTTATTTTTGATGATCAAAAACCCGCTGTTCCTTGGGAGAGTAAGGCTGGCGGGTTTCGGGGCTAATACGAAAAAATTTTCTGCAAAAAAAATAAATAATTCTTGTGACGCTGCGGCTGGAAAGCTGATCTCTAGATCCTCAGCTATGTCCGTGGCCAGGATCTGTCTGTCATCTGTTGTTATCCAGGCCCTTTTCTATTTCTTCGACCCTAGCTTGCACAGCCTGTCTAGCAATTTCTGTTGCTGTGAATTTTCCGCCAGGATTGAGAGCAGTAAGCTCTTGAGCAACGGTATCCAGGCGGTTTTTCAGTTCTTTCGGCAGGCGCAGATATACAGTCCTGACGCTTTCTCTGTATTTTTCCAATGCGGTCCCTCCTTTCCTCCATATTATAACGCATAGCTTGCTAGGTGTCAAGAAACAAAAAAGCCGTCTCCCGAAGAAGGCGGCCTGTTCAGTCGAAGATTTATTTTTTCGTTAGGGTGAAAAAAAGAAAACGGTTCTAAAATATTAATTATATTGACCCAGCTAAATATAATTTCGTATTTCTGGCCATTCGCTGGCCAACTGATTAAATAGTTCCGGATAAAACTTTTTCCAGAAAGTAAATTGGCCATATCTTATACTGCCGCTTCCAGCCAAAAATACTATATCATTTCGCAACCTTTCTCTGTTTTGACCTGGTGCATCATAGAGTGTTGCCCAGGGTAATTCTTGCGTAACTAAATAAGCCCAAATATCCTTTCCGTTCCAGCGATAAATTGGACAACATGTCCATGTTTTACGACTACTTGCAAAATATAACCCGCCTCTGTGCCCTAATACTTTTTTGCGTTGATTACTTTCCTCTATGCGTAATCCTAGAAACTGCCCTGTCCATCCTTGTTTGATTACGAATTTATCTAATTCGCCAAAAGAATTTCTATACCAACGACGGACAGCTCTTTTTTCCTCTGGTGTAATAGCGTTTATGAAAAAATGTCCCACATTTCGATAAACTTCAAATTCACCAGGTGCGTCTTTAATAAGCACTTCTAATCCATAATAATCACGAGCCCAGTTGACCATTTTAAGATTGTCCGGCAACGTTTCTAGTTGGCCATAGGTTTGATAAAGAAGCGGCCCACGCCAACCTGCTTGTATACATAGGTCAAGCATAACAGTACTGTCCTTACCGCCAGAAAAAGACAATACCCAAATTCCTGGAATTTGCAAAGCCTCAAGTATATTTTCTTTTGCTTCCTGTAATCGTTTTTTAAAAATAGGCAGCCTGGCGTACAGGCGATATTCTTCTCTTTCTAATTCATCTATTCCAATCACCTACTTTAGGTATTTCAGCCAATACTTGATTATCTCTATGCCAGTATGGGGGTTTAATTCCCCATTGTCTATATGTTCCACTTTCTTTTAATTGCCCGTTAAATGGAATAATCCGCATAACTTTTCCCTCCGGGCCGTATACGCTCCAGTCATCTGCCCATTTTTCTACCGTCCAATCCGGGTCTCCGTTTTTGTTTAGTTTTATCAATCCAAAACCTTGCGATCGTTTCTTTCCCAATGCTTTTACGCCTGATAATAATTTCTGTATCTCTTTAGGTTCGCCGACACAAAACCAGACGAGCCTGTTTATCAGCATTACGTTTACTGGGATACGATAGGCTTTATACTCAGCGGAGGAAGTATTTATTTTTCGAGGACTGTCCAGATATTTTTCTGTGATATATTGATCCAGTCTTTTATGCCAGTATTGAATATATTCCCCGTGTTTTTTGTACTGTGCCAGACTTGCCGCCCAAAGTAAATGCCCGTTTATTTCTATCTTTTTTAACGGCAACTTAAATTCTATTAATTCTTTTTTTGCGCCATCGTTATAATATTCTTCTGGATGATTCTGTCGCATCCACTCAGCCGCAAGAATAGAATCCAGCGGAAAAAGTCCATCCGTAGATACTATATTTCCGTCGGCAAGAGTGCAGGACACCATCAAATTTTCCATTATTTCACCTCTAATAGCCTTGCCATCGATACTTTATTCTCCTCTAAATACTTTGTATACAAATCTAATATCCAGCGGTCATAAGCTTTTTTTGCGCCCTCTCCTAACTCGCATATCTTCGTCTGGTTTTCGCCAATAGACATAAAATGTTCTAATTTTCCATTGTTCCAGTATTCGTAGTCTATATTGCACAGTCCAAAACCTACACTTGCTTTTCCGCCAATATATGGTTTGCGACTGAAATAATCCAAGCAGGAAACGAAAGCACCTAGTTCCAGATCCGACACGTCAAATAAATCAATCCGTTGGTACATTTTTGAGCCAGCACATAAACTTTCTACCATTGCCCTCATTTGCTGAGGGACATCTTTTGACTTTGGGATTTGTCCTTGCTCTTGCTTTTTTTCCTGTTTTTGTTTTTTTTCTTCCAGGTATTTTTTGTGAAAACGTAATCCATCTGTGATTTGTTCATCAACCTGTGGTTCTTCCTGTGCGGAAACTGGTTCGGGTAATTCGGTTAATTGAGCTGGTTCGGTTTGTTCAATCAAATATTTTTTGAAAACTTCTTTTTTGGCGTCATCTGTACGGGTAAAGAAATTTTCTTCTGTCCATAATCTCCAAGGAGGAGCTTCTATATTTCTAAACCGTTCAGGCAGAATGCTTTGACATTCCCTAACCAGCGGAACACCGAAGCCAATAGCCATTTTTCCTTCTAACACTTGGCTTTTAGCCCCTCCGCCAAAAATAGAAAGTAGCTGGAAAGTTTTTCTTATTTGTTCCGCCCGGGCCAAATCTACTGATTGGTCTCCAATGATAGTACCGCCTGACGCAAACAGGTATAACATGTCTAGCGGCATTTTAGGATTACCCAACTTTTCAAAAAGATATAGCGTTCCGCAATCACGAAGCATTCCTCTGAAAGCATTCCCGTTGTATCGAAACGTTTCATGCCGCTTATTATCGCTGCCGATTATATTTCCTCTGATTAACAGGCTGTCCGTACCCCGTGTTTCTCCTATATGGCTTAGCGGGGACAATAAAGTTATAATTCCTTCGATTGTTAAATTATTCCTCTTCGTTGTTTCCATTTTCTGTTTTATCCTCCTTTTCTTGAATAAATATTTCATAAGGTTTTTCCCGCTCAAGACGGTCTCTCACCAGCGCAATAATATAGCTAGTTCGGTTCGCCAATAAATATAATACCGTTTCGTGAGCCACGCTATCTATAATTTCTACCCAAAACTCTCTTTTTTCTTCCTGTTTTTGTCTGTTTTTTTCAATAACTTCGCCTGTTTGCGGGTTAACATACATATTTATGACTGAAAATTCTCCTGTTTTCATCCACTGCGGTTTTGGTTCGCCGAAGAATTTTTTATATTTTAGTTTTTCTATAAAATCCCACAGGTCAACAGCTCGCATAGCGCAAGCCGAAACTGCGCCGGGAATGGTTTTACTCCACATGTCCATCGATGGACGGTCCCTCTTAGAATCTTTGCTTCGATACATTCCATAGACAATTAATGCGGCTAAACCTGCCTCCGTGTTTTTTGTTTCAAAATTATATATCAATTATATCTCCTCCTTTTTTTTGCGCAACAAACAAAGCTAATTTAAAAAGCCTTTGCCCTCTGGCTTCCTTGATTTGCTCTTCTAATTCTGACCATTTCTCTATCCCAAAAACTAATATTTTATGACTATCGTATTGTCCTGTTTCTATTTCTCCCGTGAACGTTTTGCCGGACATTTTTCTAAAACCAGCAGAATAAAGTTCTTCTATTGGTTCAAGCAATTTTTCAAATTCTACTGGTTCAACGTAAACGGTAATATCTTCTAGTTGCACAGGAAAATGATTTCTTGTATATACTATTTGACTTTTTATGTGTACCCATTTTTGGCCGGATACGGCAATACAGGTAACGAAGGGTGGTTTGGGGGGAGAAAGAAGAATATCCCGCAGCTCGGCGCGGGACGGATGAAGTAGAATTTTTTCAGTGGCAACAATACTGTAGTTTCTCATAGATTTAAAAGATAGGCAGAAGGTGCAGCCAGCACAAACTGATTTACTTTCCTGCGCCTTGGCTAACGGAATATCCGTAAACGTAGGCTTGATAGCCTTTTTCACCGGCTGTCCTTTTCCATCGGTAGATCCGCCACACAACCAACAGCGCGTGTCATTAACATCCATCAGCGGCACATCATGGTATTGCACTACTTTACCCATCGCCACAGGAACCGTACCGGTCCGCAGCGCCGCCCGGCGAATAAACGCCGTTGCCGTCAGGATTTCCAATTCCATCCACTCTTTTCATATAAAATGTACGTCCGCATCCCCGGCAAGAGGATGGTAGGAATATAGGGCCACTCCCGATCTCTGCGCCTTGCGACGGGGATTAGATATTCTTTATCCCGGTACTTGGCCCGGAATACTGGACTACGCTGCTTGTTGTAAATTTGTACCCCAACCATCTGCCGGCAGTCCTGTACCGCAGCCTGAATCAATGCGATAATAGGCTTAGTAGGCAGATGCGCTATCCGCTCCTGAAATTTTTTTATAGCGTGAGGTGTCACGAAGACAGGATTCGCGAACATCATCTTTCCATCTCCCGGAAGATGTCTGCTTTCCGCACGGCCTTGAATGCCATGGTTATTGCACTCAAGGCCCGGCGCTTTTTTGGATCTGTCTTGACTTCCTTCCGGTATCGGCACATTTTTATCGTGACAGATCGTGGGCTTCGACCAATCCTTTTGGCAATTTCCTTTACTGGTATTTTTTCCAAATAACCATCAACAAGGACTTGGATTTGATCGTCTGTCCATTTCGGGTGTGTACTTTTTCGCAGTGCCAAATGTTTATATATTGTGGTACTGCCAAGCCCTGTTATTTTCGCTACCATATGTCCGTTCCCGGTTTCGGCGTAGAGTTCTTTGATTCGCTGTTTTTGCTCTGGCGAAAGAGACGGGCGTTGTCGATTAATACCCTGATTATCTCTCCAATCGATTTCCCCCGAGTGTAGCTCTCCGCTCGAAGGAACCGCATTTGCTCTCTCGTGATCTGCACGTGTAGCCGTACCCACATTAAAGTATCCTCCTTATGCAATTGTGCAAGTTGCTGGTAAATAAAATAGCCCTGCTCCGATTAAGCGATGATTCCCAGCCTTTCCAAAACAACAGCCAAAAGTTCCAGCGTTACCGGCTCTGTTTTTTCATGCAGCTGATTAAATTTTGCTTTTTCCGCCAGCTTCTCAAACGCAGCTTGCGCAGCAGGTACTTGTTCCTCATCTCGAAGATGCACCCCAAGAAAATCCGCTATACCGCCGGCAATCGCACGTGCGCATTTTTCTTGAAACGATCCAGACTCAAGCAAGGCCTCTTCCGTCGGGTTCGTAATAAATCCGCACTCTATCAGTGCAGCGGGCATATCCGTCAACCTGAGCACGGCAAATCCAGCTTCTTTCGTACCCCTATTCCCAAGGCCGGTTTCCGCTGCTAATTTGTCTAAGATACCGTCAGCCAGCCGCTTTCCGCCGCCTGCTTGCCAGAAATAAAACGCCTCCAGGCCATGTGCCGCAGGATTATTAGCAGCATTACAATGCACGGAGACAAAAACATCAGCGTTGTGTTTATTCGCCGTGTTGGCCCGCTCATGCAGTTCTACGGATACATCGCCAGGACGAGTATAAACCACATTGCAGCCGGCTTCGCCCAGTATTTTACCAACGGTATGGACAACTTTCAAAGTTACCACTTTCTCTTGAACGCCGGTGCCTCCAACCGCTCCAGGATCAGCTCCACCATGGCCCTTCAACCGGGATCAAGACAAACTACTCGCCTTGACACCATAAAGACATCACCTCCTTGTGAATACAGCCTTTCTTTGATCCCCGTCCCATACTACCACATATCCGGCCATCTCTGCAATAAACCTGGCCGGTGCCACCATACGGTTTGTCTGTGGGTCAATCATCACGCTTTGATCCACATTAACCATCACACCGTCAACTACAGCAGTATCTTTGCCTTCCCACAACTCTATCTTACTTGCCGGCTGGATCTGCGTCGGCAGGTCAACCGTGCTCCACGCTTCAAACACAAAAGATATTCCAATATCAGAACGCCATGACAAAAGATTATAAGGCAGCCACGCATACCCATTGCTTTTCCATTCCGATCCCCAGGAATTGCGTATACGCAAGGCCCGCAATTCATCACTCCACCCTGTCGCAGTAATTGCATGCAGGCCAAGGATACGACCTTCGGGTGCCGTGATAACTTCACCCTCATTAGATACGAAGTTCTCGCAGACTAAAACCCCCATCGCTGCCGCACCCTGCTGAAAAATCGCCGCCTTTATTTCATCCAGCGTTTGTATCTTAGCGTAATTACTGACTTTAAACCTGGCAGCTTCTTCGTAAACAGCGTTTCCTGCCGCAGTTTGACTGTCATAGCTAAAGTAAGTACTATCCATCGCCGCGCCCAGGCTTTGTAATACCTTCATCAACGCCCTGAAGTGCGTCCCTTCCTGCCCAGGCATACCATCTATTTTCTTGCATTCATCATAAATAAACCCGTGCGTTGAATTTGTGCCGACGGTAAAACGATGTGTTTTCTTGTACTTCTTTCACCCCTACACCTGACCACCCGACGCAGTCGCCTTTGAGCTGCTTGCCTACAGGAAATTCCGTACGCAAGAACTGTCGAGGCAGTACGGGAATGTCCACTTTCGCCGAATATATCCAATCCCGCGGGTCTGACGGAGACTGGACAAGGCCAAATTGCATGTTTAAACCTCCTTTCGTCTAAAATATTTTTTACGCCTTTGGATCTGCAATCGTCTCATAAGCTCCAGTACGCTGCCAGTGCCACCAGGATACCGTTTAAAACGGCTAACCCTATGTGCTCGGTAGTAAGCCTTCCCTGCACGAAACAAACGAAGCCTTGCAGCAACCAAGCCCATGCAAGAGTATATAGCCTAACTGCCCAGTCGTCAAATCGTGCCTTGACAACTCCCTTTGTGAACTGCACCACCAGCGCAACTACCGCAACCATCCCGGCAAAAGTAGCTAAATAATTAGTTGTAATAAAATCTTGTGGCATATTACTTCATCCTCTCTATTGTTTTTTTAAATTCCTCTATAGCCGCTCTCCATGTCTTACACATCATAGAAGAATATACTAAGGAAGATTGACATAACCCAATTATGTGTTTTATACCATTCGACTTCATCTTCCCAAACATTTTTAAATAAATCACACTCAAAAAAATTTTCGCCATTGCACTCATGTTTTCGGCATTGAATTTTACAGGCTCGCATAAAAACAGAATGACAAAACGCTAAATATTTATCCTGATTTTTTTCAAATTCTGTAATATTATCTGTCCTCACATTAAATCCTCTCCTTCCCTTAAGTGTCTTTTTATATGCTTCCATATTCTATTATTGAATTTAATCCCGCTTTCGTCATGCCGCTGATTTATCGGCCACCGGCAAGCCTCATAAGGACAAATCCACTTGCCTAACTTTTTTTCCTTCGCCGGACAAAATAAATGCTTGATTTTTTCCAGCATTAAAAAACACCTCCTCAAAACGAGTATTAATTGGCGCTATTTGGTCTACCATAACAAGGCCTAGGGTATCATTAGCATTTTTATATGCTTGAAATGCTTCTAATTCTGTACTAAAGTAACCTAAATATTTTTGTTTGCCATTAATTCTAATACAGGCTTGCCACTTATTATGTCCTTTATTCCAGCAGACGCCTGGATAAATAGAGGATTGTTTTATATGAAGGTTTTGACGGTTTTGACGTTGAGTAGTAATACGTAAATTACTTTTTCTGTTATCGAACCCGCCTCCATTTATATGGTCAACTTGAAGAGGAGAAAGTATTATTCCTAGGATTTGCCGGTGCATACAAATAGTAGCAGGATAACCACTTTCATTTTCTTGTTTAGTTGAATTACGTACAGCATAGAAAGTATTACCAACTTTAAGTGCATACCATTTGTACTCACTTAATTCTTCATAATCCTCGTCATCTACTAAAGCAACCTTGCCCTGAGTTAATGGTATTTCTCTCATTTAAATATCATCTCCTCACTTTAAGCTATTAATAAATAGCCCCACACAAAGACTACTTAGAAGAGTTATAAAGATAGAAACTGCCCAAGTCGGTCGGCTATTTAACTGATTATCAATTTTCTTTTCAATTTTTTCTAGTCTTTCGTCAATTTTTTCTAAGGAAGAATTTTGTCTTTTTTCGTGGGATTTCATCCATCCCTCCATATTGCTTACCTGTGTCTCAGTCATGGCAATTCTTTCAATTTCCGTCAATAAAACCACATCCTTCCGTGAAATTAAAACCGCTCAGTGGCAATAAGTTTTAAGCGTTTTAAAATACGCCGCCGCATGAAAAATCGTTTAAACATGAGGATACCTCCTTAACTCACTCTAAAATATTCAACAGTAGCTATCTTTTTAGACGCACCGCCTCCCCATGCGGAAAATCCTATTCCGAAATGTGTTGGCGTAATATTCGCCGTTTTATTGCCTTGGTCGAAGTCCGTCCAGGTAACCCCGTCAGGACTCCACTGGGCAAGCCAGGTATTGGCAGATACCCATGTCAGCCGCATGAAAAGCCAACCGTAGACAGAAGAGCGGTTCGCTACAAGATTAAAGTGTGTTATTGCGCTTATAATGCTTAGCGTCCCACTTCTAAGAGAAAATGTCGGGTCTCCGTTTAATATATATGGCATTTGAAAAACTGCATTACTGGTAGCAAGCACTCCATCTGAGAAANCGGGCCCACACATAAAGTAATTACTCATTAAACCAAACATCCTAACGGCACATTCGATTGTAACGGGTGCGGTTAAACTGCCCATAGATTTTAATAGTGCGGCAACTTGGTTACTGCTGGTATCATAAACCAGTGCCGAAAGGACATCATATTTTTCAGTCAACACTAAACTGCCCGAAGGAATTACAGTTGTCCAGGCTGCCGAAAGCGAATCATCGTTAAATTCATCATCATATTCAGTAGGAGTCCCGGAAATATTCGCTACAGGGTCTTTCCAACCGCCACCTCCCCCGCCACTAGCCGCTATGGTAATCTTCTTCAGCCCGTCATCCTGCGTCAAAGTAACGTTTGCACCCGCCGCCAGGGTTACGTCGCCGGTTAAAGATGTGCCGCCTGTTTTTTTTAAGCTGCTAACTCTCGGCACTGACGTGTGCGGGTCGGCCGTGTGTCTGGCTTCGTTGTAGTAATGGTCGTGATCGTCGTCTTCAAGACCAAGTAAAGTACCATGATCATGATTATGTACCAGAGGCGCCGGAGGTTTCTCACTCGGACTACTCAGACCGCTTTCAAAATCCGAATACATCGCCAAACGCTCGATCTGCTTCAGGATTTTCATTTGCCGTTCCATGCGGATATGGTTCAGGTCAATAGCGCAAGTTAAATGTCCTGTTTCGTTATTTTCTTCGACGGTAAAACCTTTAACTCTCATGCGCTGGTCAATTCCAAGCGTGTCAGTTCCTATAGGAATAATCGTTACCCAGACCCAATCGCCAAGCTGGTAGTTTTCAAACGGTTTAAACGGCCACCAGTCGACGCTGGTCAATATACTCCACTGCGCTGCGGCTGTAGTTGCCAGCATTGCGTTGCCATAGTTTTGCAGTTGCGTATAGTCATCAGGAATATTCCTGGCCTGAAGATAGCTTTCCCTTCGGCCCCAGGTGGTCGGACTGGTCGAGTGTACAACTTCAACTATGCCGCCTGCTTCGCCTTCTACCAGCACAATATTTTTAATTTTGTCCGTTACACTGGCATCGGAATAATCAAGTAATCCCTGTCCTTCGTGATAGCGGATGGTAGCCGAGCGGTCAACGCCCTTTTGGTTTTTGTACGCTTTCAGTTTTAAAGTCGGGGTCATTTCTAGGTCAAAAATTCCCATGCTGTCGCTGAACTTTTGCGCCACGTCCAGAAGCGGAGTGCCTGTGTGAAAAGAAATATCTGTTAGGTCATCCCACGGGTTGCCTATACTGTCAGCCGTGGCGGTAAAATCTATATCAATTACAGACAGCGTGCCCCTGGCCTGTGCCTCCTCGATTAACGTTTTTAAGATTGCAGCAGCGTGCACTCCTGACCACGAACGTTCCAAACTGGAAGGAGTTGGCATACCTTCAGGATAAACAACGCCGCGCTCCAAAATAGATAATACCCCGCGCCCGGAACATTCAATCCATTCAGCCGAAGCGTCGCCTTCGCCAACGTAAATTGGCTGCTTGTTTTCGATAATCCATTTAAAATATTCTACCCCATCAATTTTGCATGAAACGTAATTTTCGTTGGAAATATATGTCCGGTTGCCGCCCTTGGGGTCTTGGCGGCTAATCCGAAAACGCCCGCTGCCTACGCCGTTTAAAATTGTCTGGAAGGATTTGTCCGTGGCCCCGTCGAGCAGGGCATAAACTTCCAGAGGATTATTTTTATTACATACGTAAAATTCCAGTCCAATGTCAGGCGTCGGTGCACTAGCAACAATTTCAAGACCAATTACATTACTGTCCCGCACGCCTGGGGGGTCTGGTGTAGTTAGCCGTACTTTTACCGGCCCGGAAACGGCGTCATCAGGAACAATAAAAGTAATCTGCTGCCAAGCCCAGGAAATTATGCCGCAAATTTGCTCATTAATATAAACGTAGCCGCCGTAACCACGAGCCGCACGGTCAGGATTGTCGGGATCACTGGCTGCTTTTGCGCCAAAACCATTTCCGTAAATAGTTACCGCTCCGCCCTGGCTGGCTTGTGTTGTCGAAAGGTAGGCAATGTATGGAAACGGCGGGTCGTCGGTAATATTTTCATATTGGTAATGTGCTCTGGTTTTAGTCCAGTCTGGCCCCCATTTCGCTACGTTTTCAATTTGATAGAGAATTCGCTTCTTAGTCCAGTCTGGCCCCCATTTCGCTACGTTTTCAATTTGATAGAGAATTCGCTTCTTAGTCCAGTCTGGGCCGTATTTGGCAACGTTTTCAATCTGGTAAAGAGTGCGAATAGAAACACCGGCCTGGACAGTTAGTTTTCTAGTTGCTGTCCAGTCGCTGTCTCCGGCCTCATTTGTTCCCCTTGCCCGCCAAAACCAGTCGCCGTTAGTCAGGCTAGTTGGTGTCCACGTGCCGGAGTCGCCGTCGGTCAAACCTAAAGCAGATCCGGATTGAAAAAGCGGGCTATTAAATGTCGAAACTTTATCTATTTCAAACGAAATTGTGCCGGATAAAAAACCTCCATAAGCGGCAATTAAATCAGGGGTGCGGTCTTCAGTTGTTGCGTCTGCTGCTGGCTGTGTCAGCCAGATTTGCGGTATTTGAAAAAATATTCCTGCAAAACGGTTCATAGCTTATCCCCCTATTTAGCTGCCTAGAAGAGTACCGGAAAAATTATAGGCCGTGCCGGAAGTTTGCAACACGGTAACTTTATAGACTACCCCGTTTGACGTTGTCGCCAAACGGTCGTAAAAAGTCGCTGTCAATTCCTGGATGGTTGTCCTGATTGCAGCTTCAAAAACGCCGCCAACTTTCAAGGTAAATAGTGCGTCAACCGGCCCCTCGGCATTAAATCCCAGAATTTTCTTTGAGCCGTCGCCGGTAAAGCTGACTAAATCAGTTTCGGTATTGTGCGGTACGGAAATTCCGCTTGCTTTTGCCAGTGCCATATTCTATACCTCCCTAACAATCGATTGCATAATCGAGTGAATATGTAATGCTGTCTGCGTCGCTGTGTGTAATTACTATCCGCCAGGTTCGAGGCAAAAGGTCTGCCGCTGACACATTGGCCACATTCGCCGCCCAGGGCATAACCTTATAAATATTTTTACTCACACCGGTTACCGCTGCGCCTTCGAGCAAAGTGTAATATATCCCGCTTGCGGATTTGCCTTCGATTTTCAAAACAATAGAAGGCGTGTCCGTTATGGCCGTAACGTCCAGGATAACGTGGATACCGCGCCCGTTGTAATTGGTCTGGTCGGCAGTAGTTTGAGTAGTTGTCCTGGCTTCGCTGGCCAAGAGCACACCGGCAAGGTTGTTTCGTTTCCTGTCCCAGGTTGTGCCGTTGAAAAGCAATTCTCCCGCACCGGCAATAGGCGTTGTTGGATTTGCAAGTGCGTCGGCTAACGCTGCGGCTGCCGGTAATTCTGTATCTGCGGCTACGGAAAGCAGGCCGCCGTCGGTAATCGGGAGCAAAACAGGCGTATTATCTGCTTTAAACCCTACTGGCGCAAGAACAACAGCATACGTCCCTGCTGAAAGTGCGCCAATGTCTTTCAAAAGTCGTAAAAAACTTTCATTTGGTCGTAATGTTTTGTCTGCCAATTAAATTCCCCTCCTTTTTTTATGTCCAACTGCCAACGGTTGCGATCACCCTGGCTTGCTTCGGGCCCAGAGTTAACAGCGGTGGAGCTAAGTTGGTTTCTTGCGTAGATTGTGTTTGACAGTGCGCCAATGCCAATACTGGCAATGTCGAGTACACTTACCCAGGGGCCGTCGCTTGCCCATGCGATTGTAAAATCGGCATGGTTGAGCTGAACGTTTATGTCGTTTGCAATTTTACCCGCACTGGCATTTTTAAGTTTGAAACTCCAAATTACAGTTGTACCTTCCGGCCTGTCGCCCCAGTCTTTCAGCGCGGTAAATTCTGCGCCGGTTGAAGCGTCAACGAAAAGTATATCATCAGGCGTTTGGCCAGCAGCTTTTTGACCGTAGAGGTGGAGTGTATTAATGTAATACGGCGACGTTGTATATGTTAGTCCAATCCGCAATACCTTAATCGGCTGACTAAACGACACTACTTTTATACCATCCCGCCAAGAAAAATCATTAACATAAAGAGGCATACCATCAGGCATAGCGGCCGTTTCCCATGTCCCGTCCAATCCATTTGTCGTATCTACAGACCCTTCTATTATTTCAAATTGTTGTGTATAATATCCGACATTATAACCGTATATGTGCGTAACTTCTCTTACCTCAGGGGAAAATACCCACAGACGATTTCTGGCGCCTGTGTTATAGTTATTTATTCCATACCCTTGCTCATCGTTTAAAAATACTTTTTCAGCAGAATTCATCCAAACTTGAATTCCTGTAGTGATATACCCAAAAGCCACTTCGCAACCGTCTATATCATAGGGCATCCTTCTGGCCGTTATCGCCGGATAAGTCATCTAAAAACCGCCTCCTAAAAGTATGGTGCATAATATTTTATTTCAATATTGCCCGTGGGTACTTCCCCGCAAGTAACTTTCAAACTGCTGTTTCCAGGGTCAAGTAAAAACCAGGCAGGATCGCCCTGGTGTTTTAAAACCGAAATCATATTTGTCGCCCCCTTATAAACGGTAAAATTGGTTGTGTCTATAATTACCGTTTCACCGCCACCAATTACGCCATTATACATTATCCAGACGCCCGCGCTGACGTTTTCCAGTTTAGGCGTATTAAGCGAGCCAGCCAGGGTTATAAGTATTTTCTTTGCTACTGCCGTACCAGGGTTGGCGTGTGTCCATTCGGTCGGGGTAGCGGTCAACGCTTTGGCGTCGGTTGTGTACGCTTCAGCATAGAAAAAAGGGTCGGCCAGGAATAAATCAACTGAGAATTTAGCCGCCAGACCGCCCGTTATTTTTTCAAAAGTAATAATATTAACAACTTCAACCATAGCTTTGTGCCAGGTTGTGCCGTCTCTGAGTTTATACCGAAAGGCCACTTGTCCCCTAGGTGCGCCAAACAGTTTTTTAAGAGCAGTTGTGTTTTCTTCCAAAACTTGTCTTTCCGTTTTGCCAGGTACGGGGTTGCCGTCCACGTCCCTGTCCCGTACCCACATATTCAAAGAAATTGTCCTCTGCTCAAAATGTTTTTGGACAAACCGCCTGCCGTCCAGAAACGGAACGCTAAGGTTTTCCCCGCGCCTGGCCGGTACACTCTCAGGGTACGTTTCGATGTTATAGGCCATCGTGTTTAATACCGTGCCGTTAAATTCGTATTGTAAATCAGCCGGAAAAGTAGCCATCTTAAAACGCCCCCAAATATTGCAGTCTTAAAAGCTGTTGCCGGATTGTATCGCCTGCCGTTTCCTGTTTCGGATTATTGACTGTTATGTTATTGACTACCGTTTTGCCGCCGCCCGCCAAAGCTGCGCCTTGCTCAAGCAATCTGGCGTTTTCCCTTGTCCTGCGCTCCTGGCCGGTAATAGCTTCAAGTTCTTTTTTTGTTTCCAGAAGCTTGATTTGCATGTCCAAAAGTTTATTCTGCATTTCCAAAGCGTCGGTTGAACCTGCACCCTGGATTTTTGCCAGACGGTTGTAAGCCAGAGTTAAAACCTCAACCTGCTTGGCGACAAGACTAAATTGTTCAGTCAAAAAGTCTTTCTTCATTCGGAATTTATCCCAGATGTTCGCTGCTCCGCCCATAAGCTCAAAAAGCCTGGTTTTCTTTTCGGCAATACTTCCCAAAAGGTCAAATTTGCCAATCATAGTATCGGTAACAGATTTGACGGTTTCTACTAATTTTTTCGTTAATTCCGCCGCTGCTTTATTGACTTTTGAAGTTGATTTTTTTATTCCCTGGGCTAATCCTTCGGCTATTAGACGGCCAAATTCTTCCATAACACCGGAAGGAGATTTTATTTTCAGCGCGCTTTTTATGCGCGTCTTTATACCATCAGCTATATTTCCAATCGTTTTCCAAAGTGCTGTTAGTTTTTCCGTTATGCCGCTTATCAAACCTGAAATAATTTCTTTGCCCCAACCAATGGCTTTAGCCGGAATACCTTTTATGTATGTCCAGGCTTTTTCCAGTCCGGTTACGACAACTGTTTTTATATTTCCAATAGTTGTAGCTATTGCGGTCTTGATATTATTCCAGATTGCAATAGTAGTGGCTTTAATTTTGTCCCAGTTTTTGTATATTAAACCGGCAAGCAGTCCAATCGGACCCGCAAGCGCTCCTAAAAGCACTGGCCACCAGTTTACCAGAAATTGCTTAATTACTCCCCAGGCAACTATTACACCGGCGTTAATGCTATTCCATGCACCGGTGAGGACTGTTTTAATTTTTTCGGTGGCCATGATGAATATATATTGTATCTTGTTCCAAAGATTGATGAAAAAAGCAGAAATTTTATCCCAGTTTTTGTATATAAGATAGGCTGCGGCGGCAAGTGCTACGACGGCAATAATAATAAGACCAATGGGGCTTATTAGCGCGGAGAAATTGAGGGCGGTCATAAATATTTTTAACTTGGCAAGTACTGGTAATAAATTACCAAACGCAAAAACTAAATTTCCAGCAACATAAACTAACGGCCCTGCGGCTGCTATTATACCTGCTATTACAAGGATTANTTTTTTCATTGGGGAAGGCAAGATAGCAAAAGCAGCACCGACTTTTGAAATTATGTTTCCTAAGTTTTCCAAGGCTGGCGCAATTGTTTCTATTATAATTCCGCCAAAGTCGGCCCCGGCTATTTTAATCGCATTAAATGCAGTGGCTATTTTATCCCCGCCATCTGCTATTTCTTTATAGGTAGATTGAACAGCCCCACCGGATTTATCCAGAGCTTTCATGTAGTCGTTTATTTCAAACCTGCCACCCTTGATAGCGTCGGCAAGGTCTGGTCCGGCTTTTTGTCCGAATATTTCTATAGCCATTGCGGTTGCGCTGGCTAAATCAGGACAGGCTTTTATTGCCTCAAGCGTTTTTTGAAATTCTTTGGTACTGTCTTTCCCTTGTTTCCCCCAGTTTCCGATGGCTTTTTTCATGCCGGAAAAGGCTACTTCCGTATTTACGCCTGCTTTTTCCCATCCGGCAAACATCGCAATGCTTGTTTTTGTGTCAATCCCCAGTGCCCGCATGGGAGCACCGTAATAAGCCAGATTTTTTGTTAAATCTTCCATGCTTACGCCGCTTTTTTGACCCGCTACAGTCAGCATGTCCAATATAGACATATATTGATCTGATTCTATGCCTGCGTCTCCCATGGCTCTGGAAACGAGTTGTATACTGGTGTTTACGTCTATATCGTTTATCCGGGCGAATTTCAGGAAGTCCTTGCTCATCGTTGCTAATTTGTCACCGTTAACATCAAACCTTGTGTTTACTTCGCCTATCGCTGCCCCCACCTGGCCTAATTGGTCGGGGACGGAAGATCCAACATCTTTATAAACTTTTTCTAGTTTTTTTGCAGCTTCGCCAGTAGCGCCAGTCTTTTTGATTATGGTGTCCATGCCGTCATCAACTTCATTAAAAGCAACTACAGCGGCCGCACCAGCAGCTATTAGCGGGACGGTAACGCGTGTAGTCATATTAGTGCCAAGGGTTTTCATTTTCTCGCCAGCGTTTTTTAATTTCTCGCTTGCGTTTTGCATATTTGCCGAGAATTTATTTGCCGCTTGGCCGGTTTCTTTAAGTTGGGACTCAAGTTTTTTTAATTCGCCTTCGGTTTTAATCGTTTCCCGCTGAAACGCACGGTATTGTTCTTCGCTAATTTTGCCTGCTTTAAACTGCTCATTGACTTCTTTTTGAGCGTCTTTGAGCCGTTTTAACTTTTCGCCGGTGGTGGCAATGGCGTCGCTTAAAAGTTTTTGTTTTTGAGCAAGCAAGGTTGTATTTTTCGGGTCAAGTTTTAACGCCTTTTCTACTTGCTTGAGTTCCGAAGTTATATTTTTAGACTGCTTATTGACGTCGGCAAGGGCTTTTGATAAGCCTGTTGTTTCACCGGAAATTATAACGTTTATACCCTTAACAGTTTCGGCCATTTTTGCCACCACCTATCCATTATAAAAATTGTCTATGTCAGATTGCGTTGCTCTACGGGGTTTATTTTTGTCTGAACCTGTATAAATTTCTACGTACGCGACTAAATCCTGAATACTGAATTCGTTTATTTCCTGTAAAGTCAATCCTGCTTTTTTGCCTATGACAATCCATTCTAAATCCATTCTTTCGGGTGAATAATTGTTTTCTTCTTTACTTCCCAACGAGGTTGGGCTTGTTTCCCCCGCGAAAAAAACCTTCTGTTGTTTCTGTCATAACTGATTCCAATAATTCAGAATCAGCACAATCAAAAGATTCTAATTCGGATACCCATTCAAAAAAAGGCGGGAACGGCCTGACGCCAAATTCATTTGCTTTGGCCATTGCCCAAATTATTTGCAAAAATTTCACAGAGTCGAAAAGAGAAGGGTCTTTTTCCATACCACTCATTTTTATTAAATCGCCGACAAGGTCAGTTTTAAATTCTTGTTTGTAAAAAAAAAGAGCAATAGGAGTTGCCCTGATTCCAATTTTTTTTTCACCTATGTTTATATTGCGCATAAATTATCCTGCCTTTCAAAATGTATTTAAACATATTAATTACCGCCTTGTGGCGGTACACCGCATAGCTTTTACGCTATGTGTGGCTCTAGCCGAGCAAAGAACCGGTTTAAAATATTAACTGCTGAGTTAACATCTCTGTCCATCTTTAAACCACAGTCCGGACAATGATATGTACGTTTGTATAGTGGCATATCTTGAATATATCCACACCTACTGCAAGTTTTAGATGTATAGCGTTCGTTAATTTTGTGCAATGTTTTACCGTATAACCTTGTCTTATACTCAAGATATTGGACAAATTTATACAAACCCCAATCATTTTGAACTGCCCGATTCAACTTCTTGTTTTCGGATTTCGTTACCATCTGCTTCTGTGACAAGTCTCCAATCACAATAGCTTTCTCAGCTAACTTATGACAGATTAAATGGCTTGCCTTATGTAACGAATCCTTCAATTTATTATGTTTCTTTTCAGAAACACGCTGGTATGTCCTGGTTAAAAACCACCACCTTCTTGAATATTTCTTACATCTGTCACGTTTGGAACGTATTTTATCTAATTGTTTATTAAACCAACGATAGCCCTTAAAGCCACCAATAATGTAAAATTTATTGTTATCATTGACACATGTTGCTAAAGTCTTTATTCCTAAATCTATAGCCAGCACACCATTACCTGATTGTTCCTGTCCTGCAACCTTATAACCAAAGGAAGCGTAAAAATGTCCTATACTGTTTCTCGTAATATAAACTGTAGTAAATTTTTCTGGTGATGGCTCTGTTAGCTTCACTTTGATAGCAGGTAATTTACTCGCAGTTGGTAAAATAAGTGTATTTCCCATAATTTTAATGTACATCGCTGGATATTCTAACGTGAAGAAATTTTGCCTGCTTTTAAACCTGGGAAATCCAGGCTTGTCACCAACTTTCACCCTACGAAAAAACCCCTTAAACGCCCGGTCTAATCTGAATAAAGTGGCACTTAAGCATTTGTTATAAACCATGCCGAAGTCAGATATTTCGTTTTTTAATTCCGGTAATTTTTTCTTTTGGTCATATACAGAAAGACTTTTCTTATGCTGTTTATAAACCTTTATACGCTGCTCTAAAGCTACATTGTATAAACAACAACACAGGTCAGCTTGTTGTTCGAGTAACGTAGCATCTGATGGTCTAACTTTGACTTTTATTTTTCTGCAAAGCAGCATCTTTAATCACCTTCTTATATGACCGCAAACCGTAAAGCCTCGCTGAAAAAACATGAACTATTGAAAGTAATATATCCTCCTTTTCTTAAGCAAACACCGGCACATACACAGCGTTGAAAAATGCGTTATAGGTAGCGGCATTTCCGGCAGTTAATTCCAGAGTACCCTTGACACATTTCCTAGTGCTGATTTCAATAGGCACTATGGTCAAATTCAACGTTGAGGTTTGCGGCTCAATTTTCTCTTCTTTGGTTTTATGCTCAAGTTTCGGCCTGGACGCCTGGCAGTCGTAATACACAAAACGGCGGTTTTTGTCGTCGCCTTCTATTTGCCCCATCAGCGCAAATTTTTTGGGAGTGCCGTCGGATTTTTCCAGAAGCAACCCATTATCGTCAATTTGCCAGCCGAGCATTTCGGCCATTATAGCGTCGGTTACAAGAGCCATTTCTATGTCTGCTTTGTATCCGTTGTTGCTGGTAACTACAAAATATGGAATATTGTCTGCATAGAATATATTTTCTTCTCCTTCAGGGTCGGGTGAGAAATTTACCGCGCCGGGAATAGCCTGGGGAAGTCCCCAGGAAACATTGCCCTCAGTTCCGTCAGTTGAAGCTCCAACGGTTACGCCGGTTGTTCCAACCGTAAAAGCAATGGCCAGGGTTGCGTCATTAGCCTGCGCTACCAGGGTGGTCAAGGTAATAACTCCAGCCAGGCAACTGGCACGGAACACCGCGTTAATAACCGAGTTGTTATTTAATACATTCACAACCGCGCTGGCCACCTGCGCCACGGTGCTGTGCGACTCAGTAGATACCGGCACGATAACAGCTTTCGGGGAATCTGCGCCAAGTAAAGTGGTGGCCGTAACGGTGACAGTGAGTTCTCCGTCCAGGGTACAACCATTCGTTACCGTAATACTTTCCGTTTGCGAAACGCCTTTAAACGCAATATGCACTTTTTCTAAGCCATAGATTATTTTATTTGCCATGTTTTTATCCTCCTATTTTTTGGATTAAATATACGTTTTGGTATAATTTTTCCGAGCTAATCCAGGTTTCAAGCTTTTGGTACGGCAACCGTAATTCTTTGAGCTTGTCCTGAATTAAAACTTCTTTAACTGTGTCTTTTTTAGCTGTGTAAAGTTCCACCTGAAAGTTACTAATTTCCATGTAATTCTGGTTGTCTGCCATCATGTCATCAGAAGAAGTAAATAAATAGACAATAAATGGCGGTTCTATTGGCTGGGGAAAACTGCCGTAAGCTACGGGCATACCCAGCGAATTTAAAGCTGTGTAAAGTCCGGCCAGGGTCATGATTATCCCCCGCTTTCGATGATTTTTTTAATTCTTTCTTCCATGTCCGGCACGTGTTTATCGTAGGCAGGTTGCAGATGTGGCCTGCCGCTCACTCTGCCACCGCTTTTTTTGGCATGGCCAAATTCCAGCAAATGAACAAGCCAGGGTTTGTTTTTGTTATGGATAGTATATTTTACCTGGCCGTCGGCGGTTTCTTTTTTACACTTCCAGCCGGCCTTATATTTACCTGTACGTACCGGTGAAGTATTTCTTGTTTCTTCCAGGACGGCCTTTGCTGTTTTAGCTATTTCTTTTTTGATTGCTTCGGCTACGCTTTCGGTGTATTGTTGCACGGCCAGGGTTATCTCTGCTTCCAGATTGCCTATTTTGACATTAGACATTTCCAAGTCCCCTTTCCGTACAGAGCAATTCAAGCTCCTCGTTTCTCTCTCCCGGATTGACCACAGCGTTTATCTCAAATATTCTGTGGCCAAACAACAATCGCATAGTTGGGTTAATATCCGAGCGGTAACGGACCCGGATTCGGGCAGTCAGGTCGGTATAAACCTGCTGCGCCAAAAACTTTTCTCTGCCGGTTAAGGGTTCGATTGAAGCCCAGATATATTGTTTAGTTACCCAGGTTTGAATTACTTCTCCGATTTCGTTTTTTGCCAGAGTCGGGTATTGAAGTTCTATGAATTTGACTAATTTATTAGAATCCAATTTGCCTCCCTCCTAAACAGGCACTATGCGGTCAAGCCAAAGCAATGATTCTACGGCCTGCTGATATTTTTTTGTATCTTCTGGGGTTAAATAGTCATGCAACATTTTTGTTTTCAAGCTTATAGCCATCTTGACCGTTTGCGGAACTGCCGAAGCAGCCGCTCCATAACCGGCTACAAATTCAATACATATTCCGTTTAGCGGCCTTAGTGTTGTTGACGACCAACTTTTATTGCAGGCCAGGACAACCCGGCCAGGTTCGGATTTCGTATCTACAAAATAATTTTCTGCCGCAAAAATAGCCTCAACGTTGGCCGTGTCGTAATATTTTATGCTGGTAATGCTTTGTAAGGGAGGCAGGGGAATTGTGATTTCGTCGTTGGCTGGCCAGCCGTCTAACCACAATTCCCAGGTTTGAGTAATATAAGAGCGGTTTTGGAAGCCTTCGCAATATTCACGGGCAGCGGTAATTTGCGCCGCTAGTAAGGTATCTTCTGCTGAATATGGCTGCTCTTTGAGTATGTCGGCCCCAAATTCGCAAGTATTGCCGGCCACGGTTGCAACTACCCTGATATATTGTTTGCTTCCGGTATATTCCTTTTCCTGGATGGCGTTATCGTTGTCAACCGTTACGATTGTAAATGCTCCGCCTGTCCAGTCGGTATAGGTTATATTATCAATACTCTCCTGAATTTTGGCAGCAACGGACCCGCCTGCTCCGCATGTACCGGCGTTCAAGTTGACCAGGACACGATAACCCAAAACGTCAATGCCTGCACCGACAAGGGAATAGGCAGCGGCTATAATGTGCGCGCCCGGTGGTATACTTTGCAATGTGGTAATATTGTCCGCTAAATTGCCACTGTCCAGCCGCAAATATAATTTTACAGTCGCTAAATCTAAAGGTTCTGAATTAGGGGCTGTTTTTAGTTTTAAGGCCATGAGAATTGCCTCCTATTACTACCTTTTTCGCTATTACGTCCATCTCTGCCGCCACGGTTAACGCTGCGGCGTAATCTATTTTGGAACAACTAGCTTCTTCACTTCTACCCTCTCCAGCTTCACACAGGGCAAACCTTCATCATGCCGGCAAATCTCAAGGTCGGCATAAGAAATTTCCTCATTATCTTTGCCTTCATTGGTGCTGACAGCTTTGGCAGCCTTGTTTTTGGCATAGTTCATCAAGAGGACGGCGTCAGCTTCGTTTTCAAAACTCAAGTCAAGTCTTATTCTGTAAAGCATTACATCACCCCAAACAAATGTTTTTCTCGATTAAAGTGGTTCTGGATTTCCAAAGCACTCAACGCCCGATTGTAAATGCGAGGCAATTCGATGAGGCCAGGGTAATAATTACAATTAGCTGCGTAGCCAATTTTTAAAACGTCAAATGGATAACTATACAACGATTTACTAAATACAGAAGCCGAAGTAGAATCCAAAACACCGTTAAGGTAAAGCCGAACATAATCCCCTTGTTTGTATGTTGCCACCAGATAAAAACACTGACCAAGCGACAAATCACTAACAGTGATATTACTATAATAAATTCCATCACTATCTTGTAATCTAAAGTTATATTTAAGGCTACCATCCACAAATGATTGTAAACGATAAGATACATTTTTGCCTAATACTCCAGAGTTGGCTATTATCCTGTCAGCTTTCACCCACGTCTCAACCGTAATTGCATTAGTAACATTCAAACTCGCCGCATTTCCACAATTAATATAGTCATCCACACCATCGAAACTTCTGCCTTGTGGCGTCCAGAGCGAACCGTAGTTGGTGCATACATGTCCGTAGGCATCCCTGGACATAAAAGCTGAGCCATCCAACCTACGAAATGGCAAGTAAAGGACACAACCCAACTCAGGCGGGTCGAATAACAGTTTATCTCTTTCAAGAATTGATTGCATTTCTACGCCCTCCTGTAGCGTGCTAAAATATAAGAGCTATTTTTGGCTTTACCAGCAGCAGTCTCAACAGCGTCCTCCGCTTTGATAACCCCCCTGACCTGGAATGACGCACCAGCCCCAAGAAAATTGCCCGTAGGAGCAAATCTGCCTGATACAGTTACATCAAGGTAGNCAGAAGCGTTAGCGGCCCTGGTCTGCTCAGCTATCAAATCCTGCCAATCAGTCCCGTTATCGCTTGCCTGGAATTTCCATTTGACATACTTAGTAGCACCGCTAGACTTAATAGCCATAGTCAGCCCGAACTCCACTTCCTCTAGCGTCATACCCGTTGGCTGGTAGAATGTAATAGTCTCTATAGCTGTATAAGCTGCGTGAGTTATACCGCTAATCTCTGTGCTATACTGGACTCCGTTTGTTGTTAAGCTACCCTTACCGAATGGATTTCTGCTCTTAGTGAGGATGGTATCTACGATACTGGTGACATCTACCCAACCGGCAGCAGTATATTTATATTCTTTTTTT